TTAGATTACAGAATCATTTGTTCGATGATGATTTTTCTTGGCGTAATTTTTAAATTCGTCAATTAAAATATATATGGCGGCTAAAATTAAACTTACTGCAAAAATTTCCATAGAAGCTATAAAAAGTATAAAAAAGGTATTTGTTACAGTTAACATTGAGATTATGGATAAAAAAATTATTATGAAAATAAATGTACTCACCGAAGAATATGACACATATAACTCTGACGCATCATAAAAGCGTATTTCTCTGTTACCTATAATACCAATACTTACTAATATTAGACCAAATAAAGCACAGTTACTCTGGATAATAGCGGATAAAAAGTATAGTTTAACATTATTGTCAATGGAAAGAAAATTCCGCAACAAAAAATAACCTGCAATAGATAGTATTACAGAAAAAAAGATGCACGCACATACTTCTTTTAGATATCTTTTCATGCAAGTTTTATACTCCGACAGTATTTATATTTTTCCTTAAAAATTATATATCAAAGCTAATAGAAAATATTTTCTAAATTATATGCCCATAGTTTGAGGGGACATCATCAAAGTTTTTCCATTCGTACCAATGTGAGAGATTCAAAATATTTGCCCAGTCGTTGATTCTTTTTAGATCGCCGTCAAAGTTGTTTCCATATTTTCCCATAATCTCAATGAGCGATCTGCCTTTATTCTCAAATTCAAAATTATCATAAATTGAGTCAAAATCAAATTTTGTCTTTTTTGCCAGCACATTGAAATAGGCATAGTTCATGGAATGAGAGGCCTCATAGATCTTTGATGGCGTTATTGCCCTAACGTCCTTGTTCAACCCCCCTAAAGCTTCCTGCAGCTGGGATTGAAACGATATCTTCTGGAATTCTCTTAATCCCGGATATCTATTATATAACCACTCTTCGATTTTTAGATCAACAGGTTGATTGGTAAGTTGCATTACCAATCCTTTGAAGAGCATTTCAATCAATTGATTAAGTTTTGCTTTGTGAATTATTTTAGATATATTTTCAATATCCTCGCTGCTATCTTCCAAAGCATATTCAAAATTCTTAGATGAAAAATAAGGGATGAGCCTCTCAGATGGCGCTGCTTCATAAATCCTTATGATGTGGCCGCATTCATGGGCTATAATGTGATTGATGCTTTGACTTGCGCCTTCTTTGTAGTATACTATATGATTCTCCATATCATTTCTGGCAATCTTTAGCTTTGCATGGGAGGTAATTTTACTGTTAGGTATGAATTTGAATTTCTTCTTTGTCAGTTCCTCTACATTTTTTAGGATCTCTCTTGTTTCAGGTATAAGTTCTAGTTCCATGCAATCAGGCCTTTAAACTCCAATAATGCAATCCCTATGTTTTTATTTCTTTTAAGCTTATTTAAGGAAAGGATGGACAATTCATATAAACTCTTTACCCAGTCTAAATACTCTTTGATTGTCTTTTCTCGCAAAAATTAATCCTTATGGAACTGCCATTTCTGGCCTTAAAAACAAGATAGCATTCTTGGAGAAGGAGCTCTCGATTGTTTCCCAAGATGGAACTCTTTACATAAAAGATGTTTCAGAGCCTAAGTTCCCATCAATATCAAAGGAGAAGATACTGAAATACTGCGATCACTCGCCACTAGTACAGCCGATTCACAATGCAATCATAAGGGAAGTCACAAACGCTGGATGGTCCATCAAGCCCCTTTTCAATTCTAAATGCGGCAAATGCAGTCAGACCTATGACAGAACGCCAGAAAATGGCAGATGTGACTGCGGTGGACCAATTTTAAGGCCAGATCTAGAGCAAAGGAAAAAGCTTGAAACATTCATAGACAATCCGCATCCTGACATAGATCTTTATTCAATCATAAGATCAGCCCTGAAATGGGTGCTCTCTGTAGATGACTATTACCTCTCCCTTTCATACATAAGGCAGAACGACAAGGGAAAGTTCTTTATAATGGACGAGCCCCAGGCGCTCTACGTTGAAAATCCTCTTTTAATTGGCAAAATAAAGCGTGGCGATTCTGACTGGTCATACTTCTGTCCCATCTGCAATCTGCTTGAAGAAGAGTTCTTATCGGACTCAAAGGGAAAGTGCCCCAAGCACAGGATGGAGCTATGGGAGACTGCATACGTCCTTTATTCAGGAAGCAGGATAAGACGGCGCTATTCCAAAAAAGAGATAATAGAGGGCCACTTCAATAGAAGATTGCCGGACGACTACGGCACACCGATAATCCAGGCATGCATAAATCAGATCGAAGCGGCCCTAAATCTGGATCTTCTGAACCGTGACACATTTGAGAAAGGGACGCTTGCTAAGATATTCGCCTTCGAGGGTTACACCCAGGATGAAGTTGCCTCTTTAGAGCAGTCCATATCCTCAATGGCTGAGAAGAGGAAAAGCCTCGGCTCAAAACTATTCAATCTGTTCCTGGGAAACTCAAAAGGGAAGATCGAAGTCCATGACGTCCTTTCAGATCCATCAAAGCTTCAGGCTCTGGAATGGCACCGCTACTACCGTGACATGCTCCTGTCAAACTACGGGGTGACGCCAGTCTTTGCAGGCACAGTTGAGAGCGGAAAGGCTGGTAACAATCCGATGCTGCAGATCGACGTGATGGCGAACACCACAAAGGCCTGGATGAGAACTATCTCTGAGCCGCTGAACACCGTCCTGCTTCAATCGCTTGGCATAACGGACTGGTACTTTGACTTTGAGGAGATAGAGCGGGAAGACAAGAAAGAATCCGCTTTTGTCCAAAAGCTAAAGGCTGAGACAATCGCCATCTACAGAAATTCTGGCTATGAAGTAGAGATTACTGATGACGGTATAATCAGTCCGATCCTAAAACAAAAATCACAATCAAAAAAGACAGAGATTGAAAAACAGAAAGAGCCGCAAGATTTCTTGTTTGATGATCTTTCAAATGGCCTTCTTGATATTTCAAAAGATTATGAGAATGATCTATTTCAAAAACTGGAAAACTATGGCAATGATAAGGCCAAAATCGTTTGTGAGATAATATCAGTCGCATCAAAAAATCTTGATACAGAGCTTAAGAATCATATTCATCATATTTTTAATCAAGGATATCTAACAACGTTTTCCAATTATTCCAAGATACTTTCCAAAGAAGACCTGAATCCTTTCATCTTGAAATACTTAAAAGAATACTTTGAGAGCTACGTCTCGCCTTTCTTTGAGAAATGGGGGGAGCGGGAAAAGGAGAACATTTTCAGGATCATCGAAGAAGAGATACTAAAAGGCTACAACTGGCAGACTGTCAAGAAAAGACTCTCTGAAGAGTATTTTGGGAGAAGGGATTCATACTACTGGCAGATGGTGGCGAGAACTGAAGGGACGAGGACCTTCAACTTTGCATCAGAGCGGGCCGCAAGAGACCTTGGGGCCACAGAGAAGAGATTGATTTTTACCGATGATGGCCTTGCATGCATAAGCTGCGTCCAGGCGTCAAAAGAAGGCTGGATAAGCATTGATTCTGAGACATCCTACGGCAATCCGCCTTTGCACCCGAACTGCAGGTGCTACTATGAGTTTAGGATAGGGCCAATCACTAGAAAGTGGGATGACGTTCCCGCTGAGAAGAGAAAGGACTTTACAGAGGAGATGCATGGCGCCCTTTGGGAATACTCTTCCACTTCCTACTACATAAACACCATCTTAAGATACCCGAAGGATTACGCAAAAAAGATTACCTACCAGCTCCAGATCGAGCGTGCAAAAAAAGCCATAGAGATCCTGAAGAAAATATTCGGCCTAAATGACAGCATAATAACAGAAGACACAATCCTCTGGCGTGGCCTTGACGAGTGGATAATAGAGAAGATGAGGCTCTCATCTGAAGACCCGGAATATAGGGACATCCTGATGGATCCGGGCTTTTCAAGCACAAGCAAGAAGAAGAACATTGCAATTGCATTTGGATTGAAGCATGACGAGTCAAACGTCACAATCCTAAAGATTCACGTCCCCAGGGGCACAAGGGCGATATACATCGGGGACTCATACGATTACAAGCAGGAAGAGGTCCTTCTGAAGAACGGCTCAATGTATCACATAAGGAACATTGAGGAGAGGCCGCCGACATCTGATGAGCTTGAAATAATCTACAGCGAGCTCGGATTGGATGAGGAAACTGCAGGAAGGATAAAGATAAAAATATATGATGTTGATTATATAGGGTGCTACGAATGATAAGGCAGGAAGATTTGAGATTTGTCATGGGGGAGGGGGTGCATGTCGGGAATCTATGCTCGATGTGCGCTCATTTCTTGAAGAACAGGAGATGCGAGGCATTCCCCGAGGGCATACCCCCTGAAGTTTATTCCATGAAAGTGTTTCACAACAAAGAGTACCCAGGCGACAACGGCATTGTGTTCAAGCCGCTGCCTGAATTTGACACATCGCATGTAACGGATCTATGATATCGTTTGAGATTGACATCAAAGGCGAACCATTTAAATCAATTCTAAAAAAGGCCCCGTCAGAGCTAAGCCGGATTGTTTTTGGCGAAATATCTAACTGGGCGCTTAGAACATCAAATCTTGCAAAGTCAAGATCTCCTGTAAGAACGGGAAATCTGAGGCAATCCATAACGCCGGCAAGAACATCTGATTCTGCAAGTGTTTCTGCCCTCGTGATGTATGCAAAGTTTGTCGAGCCGCCTCCTTTGGGAGTGCCCATGAAGCGGAAGATGACCCGAACGATGTTTCTATACAACTCCGCCATGGAGGAGCTTGACATAACTGTTTCTAGAATCAGTCAGAGAATCAAAGAATTGTTTGAAGTTTAAGATCATGGAAGACTCATTCAGATTTCAGGGCGAGTTCTTCAAGGTGAAGGGCGAGGAGGACTTCTTCATATTCGGCCCGGCATCTGCAGAGATGCTGGACAGCCAAGGGGACGTCATAAGGATTGACGCCGTGAAGAAGGCCTTGCCAGAGCTTTTGAAGCGTGCAAGGGTCACCGTCGACCACAAGGACCAGATAGTAGGCGAAATTGTCGAGTCCTTTGAGAAAAAAGGCCTTATCTACAAGACAGAGGTAAGGCCGCCAAACGACGATGAGCTTTCAAAATTTTCTAGCCTTGAAAAAGAAAAGGAAGCCCTGTTCGTCCTGGCAAAGGTCTGGGACGACACGGAGTACTGCAGGGAGGTCAGAGCCGCCATAGAGAAGGGCGACTATAGGTCTTATTCCATTTCTGGTAACGTCCTAAACTCTAGGCCCTGCAAATCAAGCGAAGGCTGCACAAGGATAGTATCTGACCTAAATCTATCTGCTGTGACAATCTGCCGCTCCGGGGCAAACCCAGCGGCGCAGTTTGACATCTTAAAAGAGGAAAAAGAGATGCCGGAAGAAGTTACAAATGCTGAGGAGAAGGGGCCTGAGTTTCTCACCCGCTCCGACTTTGAGGCGTATAGGAACGACCTTGAAAAGAGGCTTGAGCCCCTTTCAAGAATAGATGAGATCCTTGGTATTCTTAAGGCCAAGGAGAACGACACTGGCCCTAAATTAAAACTTGAAAAAATCAGGGAGGAGATAAAGAAGGAGATCCTCTCGGAGTTCAGGCCGGTGCAGAAGTCAGAGGGCGTTTCTCAAAAGGAAATCTCAACTGACGACATAGTATCAATGCTATCTGAGAAGAGGATCTAATGACAGCTCCATTTTTCAAAAGCTACGAGGACATGCTGGACTACTACTACTGGCAGCCGCTGAAGCAATCAGGGGTCGATCCAAAGGTATTCCAGAAGTATAACAGGGCAAGCGACATCGCAGAGGAGATAGATCTTTCAAAGTCTGATGCTCCCGTATTGACATCAACAACAGGTGTAAAGAACGTCCTTTTCGGGGCAACGCTTTACTCCCAAATCGTGACAGAGTCAAACGCATTTGCGCTCCTCCCAAAGAGGCCTTGGTCAAAGTCAGGTTACAGGGCGCTAACTGCCGCAGGCCTAACGACTGGCGGCCATGTAACAGAGGACGGCTCAATCCCAGAGACAAAGAAGCCGACATTTGCAGAGATAACTGTGACACCGCATACCGTTGCTAGGGCCACAAACATCTCAGAGATGGAGAGGCTTCTAGAGCAGAAGGACGACACGATAAAGTGGGCGGATGTTGTTTCATACACTGCAGATGAGTTCAGGAACACTTTGAACAGGAACATATTGGCAGATGCGGACGGCGCTGCAACTGACGGTAGCATAATAACACCGCTTGACAGGATCATCTCATCCTATTCTGAAGTTTCTGAAACTGAGCTCACTACAAACGAGGGGGATGTCTACGGCCTTGACAGGGATGCTGCTGCAAGCTGGACAGATGCCAATGTTTCGCATGGTGGATCATCCGGCACTGAGACGGACAGGACTCTCACACTTTCCATGATAGATGATGTCATAGCAGAGTGTGAGCCCTACTGGGACGGCGGGGGCAGGAAGAATAAGGCCATATTGACAGGTTACGATACCGCAAAGCGTATAGCCCAGCTTGAAAGGCCAAAAGAGGTCTACACACCTGACGCCTACATAGAGTTCACTGTGAACGGGATAAAGGTCAGGGGAAAGGAGGCAGGAATACCCGTTGCTACTTTTGACGGAATCCCGATTTTAAGGAGCAACAATGTCCCCAAGGATACCATATCAAGAGTTTACATCCTGGACCTTGACCACATCTCACTTGAAATGCTAAAACCCATAACATATGTCGAGACATCTGATCCATTCATCCAGGACAAGTTCGGGACAGAAGGAGTCTTTTCATGGATAGGCGAGATCTGGTGCGACCGCTTCAAAGCCCAGGGAAAGATCAGGGGTCTGAAATAGGCCCTATTTTTATTTTAGGTGATCAACATGGCAAAAGTTAGATACGATGGGCCCGAGACATACTACACCTTCCAAGGCTCAACTGGCATAGTCTACCAGTTCACCGGGAGGGACAAGGTCTCAGAGGTAAGGATCCCAGAAGACATAGAGATGCTAAAGGGAAAGGGCGGATTCACAGTGATAGAGGGCATCGAGCTTGGCAATATCAAGAATGACAAGAAGGTGAAGTGATGGCATTTTCAAGCGAGATAAAGGGATACGGAAAGAGCGGGGACAAGGCAACTACATGGGGGACTTTCACAAACGGTATTTCTGACACAGGTGGCGACATAAATACAGGCCTTGTCATATGCGAGTCTCTATCCCTTGAGTTCACAGGCTCTGCCGTAGTGGCTGATGCTGCCGCAATAAATGAGTCGTTTCCATGCAGCGGCAGTGCAGTGACCGTAGTTACAACTGCAAACGCTGACGGAATATGGCGGGCCGTTGGCTACTGAAGGTGGTTCAATGGAACCCGCCGATCACGACATCCTGATAGAGATAAAGACTGACCTCTCGTGGATAAAGAAGAAGCTAAACGACCAGTGCGAGTCATACAAGGACCACGAGGAGAGGTTAAGCTCTCTTGAGACCTGGCAGGACAGGGCTGCTGGAGCAATAACCATAGTTGAATTTGCAGTAGGCGGCGGGATAATCTTCTCAATAATTTCAATACTGTTGTGGCTTGCGGGGCCCTAAAAATGGATGCGCTTTCGATTGGATATGCCGGAGAATCTGATGCAGCCCTTTGGATTGAGAGCTCAACTCTCACTTTGAGCCTTGATACCGATACAGAGTTTGATCTGGCCGACAGCACTTTGGAAGATCTAGTTCTGGCCCTAAATTTGGTGGAGGATGTGACTGCAGTCTTGATTGCAGATGGGGATATCGAAGCATCAGAGCTAAACGAGATATCAAGCGAATACCCTGCAGACATAAAGTCCAGGCCCTATTTTTTAGGCCACGGGAACTATTCATCCCCTAAGAAAATATCTGAAGTTTCCCATAAGGACGCTCAGGAGATAAGAAACTCTTGGCTTGACGAGGCCGATGCATTGATAGAATCGCTGACTGGCCTTAATTTTAGGGCCAGATCATTAGAGGACATCTCAATTGACATAAGGGCAAGAGACATTTTTTCTACAGAAGATTACGGAGAATACCGCCGTGCAAACGGCCTTTATCTCAGGCAATACGCCCCCATAACTTCAATTGAAGCACTCGAAATAGACGGGGTATCTGTAACGCCATCAAAAATCATAGTGGATTACGACAGGCTGATACTAGGTAGCGATGCTGAAGCCCCATCATGGCCAATCGGAAAATCCAAGGCCGATATATCCCTAACATATGGCTATGCAAAAGGCTCAAGGGAATCAGTACTGGCATCAGAGTTTGCAACGCTCCACACCTGCAACATCTTGTTTGAGTCTGACCTAAGGCTGAGGCAGAAGGCAGGCGCCACAAAGATAACTCACGCATCAGTCGTCTTTGAAAATGACACAATCCCAGAAGAGGCCATCTCTAGAAAGGAAATTGAGCTCAGGATGAAGCTAATCTTAGAGCATCTTCCAAAGAAATTGAGGGGCGTGTTAGGGTGAGCTTTGAACCAATCTCATTTCTCGCAAACGTTGAAAGAATCTTCAGCGCCGCCACTGGACTTTCTGATGTAAAGACATGGACAAGACCTACAAAGATCACAACTTCCTTTGAGACTCCAGAAGTTTCAATCGAGATGATCGCCGGAAACATTGATTCCGTATCGCTATCATACCCCAACAGGCAGATTGAGTTTTACGTTCGCTTTGTGATCTTTGAAGAGCAGACATCTAGCGCATCTAAGATTGGGGCAATCTATTCTGGGATAATTGATGCGGTGAGAAGCAATCCAGACCTAAAAACAAAATCCGGGTCTGCAACATGCGATTATTTTGGAACTTTTTATGGCAGAAACATCAGCTTTGATCTGGCCGCAACTGAAAGAAACGGTGTTTCTGTGAACGCAATGAAAATTGACGTACCTTGTCTGGTACGTGACACATAGGCGAGAATCATGGCTTACACAAAAGGAGACGTTTTTGTAAAAAAGGAAAGCACATGGGGAGTTGGTATTGATCCAACTTCACCCACAAGCGGAATAGATGAAATATTGGGCCTGGACTCAGAATATGAGTACGGCCTTGAAAATCAGATCACAGCAGTAAATCCGGCTGCAATGGCATACCCTTCAGAGATATCCTATCACACCGCAAAGGCAAAGGGAAAGATAGATTTCGTATATAACGGGGCTCTGCCTTTTGCCCTGATGCTTGGGGGTACTGCAAATTCAGATCCCCTGGAGGATGAATCACCTTACACATGGACCATAACACCCTCCAGCACACCAATTCCTTTCACGACTTCATGCCTCATGAAGGGAACAAATGACAAAAGGGCCCAGATCATCGGATGCTATGCAAAGAGCCTGTCATTTAAGATGGGCCTAAACGAGCCGGCGTCTGGAACTCTTGACATTGTTGGAAAGGACCTTGATCTAAACAATCCCTTCACAGCACCAACAACAGTTGCAATCGACGACTCAAAAGCATGGAAGCCCCACGAGTTCACATATGCCATAGGTTCGATAGCAGGCATCACATACATAACAGATCTAGAATTTACAATTTCTAGAAGCATTGACGTTGGACACGGCCTTTCTGGAAGGTCCCCATCGACAGCATACTCCGGGAAGTTTGAGGCAATAAACGGGTCAATAACGGCATACATCCCAGACTCAGTGACAGCAAACGAAATAGAGCAGCTTGTTCTTGGCGGGACCTCTACAAATGAAACACTAGCTGCAAAGGATATCGTCATTGACAAGGGCTATGCGGACGAGGCATCTGATTCTGCAAAGATAACTCTTTCTAACTGCATCTTTTCAGATTACAGTGCAGCATTCCCGCTTGACACAAAGATGAGCTACAAGTTCTCATTTTCTGGAACATCCGCCCAGGTGCTGTGGGAGGCGCCTTTTGCAAAAACTAACTGGTGAGGAGAGTTCATGGCTATAGTTGAAAAATCATACTTCCTGCATGAGCGGGATGAGAGGGGAGATCTGAAAGCGATCATTATCGAGATTGAGCCCGGCAAGGAAGCCAAGGTCATACCAATCCCGGAAGGAGAAATAGCCCTGCTCTCAGACCCTCAAAAAGGATACGAGATCCTATCGGCGCATATAGTTGAGCCAAAGCTTTCTGCAGATGAAATCAAAAAGTTTGGGAAGACAAAGGCAATAGCCAATCTAGTCCAAAAGCTCCTTGACATAAGCGACATAAAAGAATCCTTTCGCCCCGAGCCTAGAAGCAAAGGCAAGGCTGCTTGAGGAGCAGGTGCTGCATCAACTTGGGTATAAAGTATGGGAAATACCAAAACTAACGATCTTGGAAAAAAGAAGATTGGTGAGGGGGTATGTTCTGTACCAGAATCCGGAAGACACCCAGGAAGAAAAGAGAATCCAGGCTGAAGAGCTGATAAAAAAGAGAAAAGAGCATGCAAGAGCAAAACGTCAAGATAACTGTCACAGCTGAAGACAGGGCTTCCGGCCCTATAAAAAACGTCGAGTCAGCACTTGGCAGTCTTGAGAAGGGCACATCCAAAGTCGGCGGGGCAATGTATTCTTTGGGCCATGCGGCAGAAGTAGCCGTAGGTACAATGGCAACAGCCATCACAACTTATGGCATCGCCGCAGTGCAGAACTTGAATCGAGAGATGGTAAAGCTCTCATTAGAGCAGTCAAAGTTCCAGTCACAGACAGCGAATCTTTTGAAAAATGCAGGCATACAGTCCTACTCAAAGCAGATCGAGAAGGTGATAGGCCAGCATTCCGAACTAACATCCATGGACGACATCTCAATCCGGAAAAGCTTCAACAATCTCATCACTGTAACAAAGGACTATGAAAGATCGCTAAAGCTCTTGTCAGCGGCGGAAGACTATGCGTCAGCCCAGGGGATTGACCTTGAATCTGCAACAAAGCAAGTTGCAATGGCGCTTAGCGGGAGCACATCAACGCTAGAGCAGAATGGTGTGGTGCTTGACGCCCTCAGCATGAAATCAATGATGGCCGCACAAAAGATGGACTACCTGGCAAAGCAGATGGAAAAATCTTTTGGCGGAAGTGCAGAGGCTCTAAGGACTTCAACAGCAGGGATATTTGCCAATTTTCAAAATCAGGTCCAGAATCTAAAAACAATTTTTGGAAATGAACTGACCGGGGCCATATCGCCAGCATTAGAAAACATTGCAAACAAGATTTCAGAGAGGATAAACTCCGGGGAAATCCAGCCGCTGGTAGATGCTTTTGGGAATCTTTTAGAGCATTCAATAAGCTTTGGCTCAGAACTTGGCAACGTTATCATGAAGCTCACAGGTGTTACTTCCTCTTCGGAGGCTGTCACAAAACTGGCCGATGCCTTTGACAGGGTATCATATATTTTGGGCATAATTGAGGATGCGCTTTCTAGGATAAATGTCATCATCAAGGATTTACACCTAGACAAGATTATAGATCTTGGACTTAGGGCAACAAATCCAGGTGGCATGGCTCTCTGGGATTATGCGGGGCAACAGGTGCAGTATGAAAAAGCTGGAGCGTATACGCCTTATGAAGCGGCCTCTAGAGGCCAATGGATTAATCCAGGGGCGGTAAGCCCAAACTCACTTCCGGGAGAATCAGAAAATGCCGCAGACGCATTGGGGCATTTGCGAGAGATCCAACGTACTGAAAATGAAAACAAGGAAAAGAAACAAGACAATTCTTTGGCAGTCCAAAATAACACACAAAATGTTCTCTCTGCTACAGAACTTCTCAAATTATACAAAGACCAAACATCAAAAACTGGAGCTGAAGTCGATACGCTTGGGAAGACTGCAGGTTCTGCGATCAGCTACATGAACAGCGCAATGAATACAGTTAGGCAGATGCTTACTCCTTCTGGAGGTGGGGGCGGAGGTTGCAGGACTTTTAGTAGTGGTTCATACACAAGTGATGGACACAGCGAATCATATACTAGCGGGGATGGCTCAAGTCGTTCGTCAGGGATGGCATGGTATAATGTTTTAGGAAATGAAAACGCAGCCTACACTGCATCAAAAGGAGAATCATTTGCTAATTCAGTTACTAATGTGACCCGTAACTCTTGTTCAGGATTAGTCTGTAGTTTTGAGGCGGGCGGGTCTACTTACTACAAAAATGATGCACTGATCACAAAAGATGGAAGCATTGTGAATTTTCATCCGGACGATAACATATTGGCCTTCAAAGATGGGTCAAAGCTCCAGGGCAAAAGTATGGTCGTGAACAATACTTTCAATATTTCAGGCAACGGCGATCCTGACAAGATCGCCGATGAAATCCTGAAACGAATCAATAGGATCACCAGGGTGGGATTCTAAAATGGAAGCAAAAAGCAAAACGGAATATCTCGTGACGTGGGTGGTCCGGGATAAAGATGGCAACATAAAAGAGATGGGTAACGACTATCCAAAAATAGAAAAAACGGAGGATTGAATCTTATGGCAACACTCGTGAACAAAGGACTTGAATTAAAGGCCAAACTACTGAATGGTGTATCTACTGCCCCATTCACATATATTGCACTGGGCTCTGGTACAACAGCAGAGGCAAACGACCAGACCGCATTAGTTACGGAAATCACGACAAACGGCGGGGCAAGGGCGGCTGCAACATGTGAATATGAGGCCGACTACAAGGCAAAGTGGACAAAGACCTTCTCCTTTACAGGAAGCCTATCGGTCAACGAAGTTGGAATTTTCAACGATGACGGGGATCCTGCGGGAGATATGCTGATGAGGCACAAGTTCTCGGCGACAAAGGCAGTTGAAGACGGCGACTCCCTGCAGATAATCATCAAAGAAACTGAATCCAGGGCATAAATCTATTTTTTAATTTTTTTTAATTTGGTAAAGTGATAGCCTGGCCGAATACGACTACAGTGTTTCAGGAGTAAATAAAAAGCAAGAGGTAATCCAAAAAAGGACACTCACTTCAAAAACATTTCAAATTGCGCCAGGAAAGTTTAGAAGAGTCTGTCACGAAAAGCCCATCCATTATGAAGATGCCAATCGCAGTCTAAGAACTATTGATATAACGATCCGAAAAGAAAAAGACAAATTCATAATGGACAAGCACCGATTTTCTGTTGGATTCAGAAAAGACAGAAAAAAGGAAAAATACTTTGGCTTCCGGAAAGGGTATGAAAATCAATACGAGGTAACAATAAGTAAGATCATACTCAACGGGGAAGAAATTACTTTTGATAGATTTGCCAGAATAGAGCAGATCAATGATTACGAACTGAAGCACGTCATAGCAGACGGCCTTTGGATACACAACAGGATCCATGAGCGCTATGTCCAGGAATCGCTTGTAGTGGATACTGAAAAAATCCCCCTGAAAGATGTTGAGGTCTGGTATGAGCTGCATCTGAAAGGATTTCACCTGAAAGGAAAAAAGGCAGAAACATTCATCTTTGAACTGGACACAAAAGAAAAAATCTGGATACCCGAGCCCAGGATGTGGGTGGAAGATCTTGATTACTTCTCGCAGCCCTTGAAGCATAGAATAGTAAAAAAAGACGGCAAGATCTTCTATATCAAGTATTTTGATGATAAGGCCAAAAATTGGGCATGGATGGTCCAGAAATACGGACTTCTCGGGCCCGGAAATGAAAAGCTGAAAGGCAAAAAAACAATATTTATAGATTCTACAACTTACTATTCCACTTCTGCAGACGGCGACATAAAGGGAAAATATGACGCTTCTTGGAGCACAGCACGCACGACTGGCGATACCGTTTCAGCCTCCAGCACGGCCATAGTCGTCAGCACAAGCAAATCCTTTGACAAGTCAGTTAACGGATACGCATACACAATAAGAAGAGGATTTCTATACTTTGATACTTCAGATATCCCAGACGGCGCAACAATCGATACAGCCGCTCTATCCGTTTATGTCTATTCACATTCCAACGGCCCCACGCTTTGCGCATTGAAAGGAACACAATCATCTTCCCTTACAACAAGCGATTTCACAGCGTATAGCGGTAGCTCTTATGGCACTATAGCTACAAGCACCAGCGGTTACAAAACAATCAACCTTGATTCAACTGGCAAATCAGATGTTTCAACAACAGGCACAACAAAATACTGCTTGATGGAATACACCTATGATTATGCAGATAGCCCGCCAAGCCTAACTACGGCTTATACAGGATATATCTATTCATCAGAGTATTCCGGAACAAGCTATGACCCAAAGCTCGTGATAGAGTATACCGAGGCTTCTGGGGAAGAATATGAAGAGACTGTTACTTACACTGCAAACAGTGCAGTCACGGTGGCCTCAGCCGGGATAGCCCGTGCAGCAACAATAACTTACACCTCAAACGGGGCAGTCTCCTGTACTTATGGCTCAATTTATTCTGAAACTGTAAATCTCACAGGATTTGGATCAATCATCATCCAGGACATTGACACTGACATCGAAACAATACTTGTCACCGGCAAAGGCGGCTTTTCTTATGAAGATCACAGAGGGTATTCCTCTTTAGTTGAACTTACCGGAGCCGGGGCCCCAACAGTTTCAGCGGCATTTTCATATCGGCAAACTATAACTTATCTGGGCTATGCGGCAATTGAAGCTGCAGCGGTCACTGATTATATTTGCAGCATAAATTACTCTAGTTTGGGCGCAGTTGTTTCCCAGGATATAGACACAGATATCGAACTTATCACATTTTCAGGTTATGGATCACTTGCAGTTTTTGGGATTTCAATCTTGGCCTTATATGTAACTTTTGATGGGGCCGGAGCAACTGAGGCTTTAGGGCATAAGCAATTATTCAGTATTTCAAATATCACCGGTGCAGCAGCTTTTGAGATAGATGCAATACTAGGAAAGGTAGTTGGTGTAACATTTGGAGGCGCCGGATCATTTGAAATACAAGAATATTCTGGGTCCACAACTGTAATAGAATATCAAAGCAATGCAGAGGTAACAATATCCGCAACATTGGATTATGTTTCAAATATCACAACAACAGGATTATCGTTTGTCACAGTTACAAAACACATGGATAAGTATGATCTTCTTGAAGTAACTTCCAAGGCTTCAATAGAGATAAGCACAACTGCAGAGTATACTTATAGTGCTGTTCTGACTGCAGCTTCTTCAGTTACAATACAAGATATTGATTATGATATTGAATTGATCCTTTTCACTGGCGTAGGATCAATCCAGATTCAGGACATGGAGCTAATAGATTATATTTCAAAAGCTTCGATAAATGTTTACTCTTTATGGACTCCTCCCGATATTATAATCTTGGGCGCCGGGGCCTTGGAGTTGGCTACAACAACAGATTACACAATAAGTGCTGCTTACACTGCAAACGGATCCCTTTTGCTTCAGGACATCGATTCTGACACTGACTTGATAGAGCTTACCGGAGCAGGATCAATCACAGCGGAAATAACAACAGGCTTCAAAAAAACATTGAACATCATTGGATTGGGCGATCTTAATTTTAACAGCATCACCGCATACATCCTAAGTGAATCAATAGCCGCTGATGCAGAGATAGATATCCAATTGAGCGCTTCATTTGTTGGAAAAAATGAAGCTATCGGCACAAGTGCAATGGAGATTGCCGCTGCAACTGCTTATCACGCACTGATAGAAATTGATTCTTCTAGCTCCATAATTATCCAGGATGTTGACACCGATATCGAGATAATAACTTTTGGATCTGCTGGGGCGTTACAGTTTATCGACGTTGAACAAATTGATTATAATTCTTATGGAGCCCTATCAATAAACAGTGAAACTACTGGGGCAACACCACTGTTCTGGGCCATAATTGTGGGGCAACCCGGTGGCATTGAGATAGATCTGACGGCCTTGGACAAAATTGAGTATGCAAGATTCACAGATGAGAAAGGCAAAAGATCGGATTACTTTGAAATCAGCTTATACAATGATGATGGGGCCTTATCAGAAACATTTGAAGTGGGAAATGATGTATTCTTCTATGTTGATGAAAATGATCCGCCGGCCACGAAGATCTTCCACGGCCTTATTACCTCAGTTGAGTTTGAGCTGGACGAGTACCGGAGCAATAGCATAATACTCTCCGGGGAAGATTATGGCTCGATTAGGACTGGCCAAACAACGATATCAGGTGCCGAGACATACAACAACAAGACTGCCGATGAAATAGTTTCAGATATTATTTCTAGATACTGCTCTGAGATAACAACAACTAATCTTGAAACTTTTGCGGAAGCTATTCCCTCGATGACTTTTGCATGGGAGTATGTTGGCCAGGCGATTGATAAAGTCGCTAGTCTTGTGGGTGCTGACTTTTACATTGATGAAAATGACGACCTTCACTTTTATGATGCTGCAGATCTATCCGCAGATCACTCGATATCAAGTGGCGAAATACTAAGTGCAAAGATCAAACGAGATGCAATGAAATACTTTGACAGGATCTATGTTGTTGGTGGCAAACAGGGCTTCTTGGACTTCAGCCAGGCCACAACAACAACTGAAGTGTCTCTGCACGATAAATCCTACGCCTCGACATTTACGCCATCAAAATCAAATATACTGTTCCTGGAAGTTTATGTCAAAAAAGTGGGCAATCCCCTTGATGATCTGATCTTTACAATCATTGAAGATAACGCTGGAAATCCAACGGGAAGCATTGTCGGCTTTGGATCAATCCCCCAGGAAGATATTTCCACTGACGGCGGATGGGTGAAAACAACATTAATCGATTCACAGCTTGACATATCAAAAATAAATTGGGTAGTTTTCAATATAATAGGCACGGCAACAGACACTTACAAAGTTGTGCATAATAACACAACGGCAAGCGGACATAAATACAAAACTCTTGCTGGATCTTGGACTGCAGCAACTGGAAAGCTGGCTTTCAAGACTTATTATGGGGTGCAGATAGTAAAAAGCGCCACGACAGAAACAATGATGTTTGAGTACCACACCGATATACCGATTATAGATCTGACTATCCAGGAGGCAGACACTGCAATGACTTTAGCGCAGCAAAAGGCAATTGAATACGCCTTGAAAAATGCATCAAGAATTGTGATAAATCCGCCGGGAAAAAGATTGAAGGCCGGGCAAGTAATCGAGTTTACAACCCTTCCTGAAATGCCGTCACTTGAAGACCAAACAATACTATCAGTGACTTACGAGATAAGAGAAAGGGAAATTTCAACAGTCACCTTGACATGCACCGCTGCAGACGACTTTTACTCTGCATTTGCTAACTTGTTTTCCGAGCTTAGACGGCTGAAAGTGAAAAACATCTTAGAATCACAGGAGCAGACAACAGATTATAAAGAGGCAACTGAAACACCTACGATCGCATTATCAGAAAATATTTATGAGGCGGCAGCAGATTATGAGGCCGAATATGATGACAACGAAGCGAGATGGGATGTGAGCAAATGGACATAATAGAACTGGTGAGGGGTGATAAAAATCCGTACCTGGGAAAATTCAAGATCGAAGAATACGATTTTGAAAGAGACAAGATCATAAGGGGTTCATGGCAAAAGAATCTGATCACAAACAAACTAAAAGCTGCACTTGCAGATGTGCTAACTGGAGACTATGACGCTAACAAACATGTGATTGGCAAGCTGGCGATAGGCACTGGCAGCACTACACCAGCAGGAACTGATTTGGCCCTAACTACACAATTAGGATCATTAAAATCTTATGTTCCAGGGAGCTTGCATAACAACACATATTCAAACAAATCCGAGGCAACGTATTATTTTGATTACACGGAAGCTGATTATTATGGTACGTGGGCGGAGCTTGGGCTTTATGCTGCCAATCAAACAGATCTTCTCACCCATTCGCTTATCTCTCCAACTAAAACTTTCAGCAACACAAAAACAATGACTATTTATTATGTGATAGAATTTTAGAGGTATAATCATGACATTTACAAAAAAAGTATCAGCTGGGACCAAGATCACCTCAGCTGATTTCAGGCAATACTTCGGGGATTTTTTTCCTGAAGGTAAAAAGACAGGCTTTACAGTTTCAGTTGCCAGTGGCCTTACTATTAGCGTTGCGGCTGGGGCTGCATATGTAAAAGATGCGGCCGGAGGCATGTTCCAAGTTGTTTCAGATGCCTCCGAATCTTTGACAGCAACTGCAAATAGCACAAACTATGTTTATCTGCATTCTGACAACGGGGCCAACTGGCTCACAATCTCAACTTCCGCAACTTTGCCAGACGATGCGATGCTGATTGCAACGGTTGTCGCAGGGGCAAGTTCAATCTCTTCAATAACTAATGTTATTTCAGGATTACCCTCATTTGTGCCACCTGGAGTTATTGTTGCGTGGAGTGGAGTTTTGACAAGCATCCCCTCAGGATGGCTTCTTTGTGATGGAAACAACGGGACGCCTAATCTTATTGACCGATTCTTGCAGGGGATCACAACATCTTCAACAAATCCTGGTGCAACTGGAGGTAGCCACACAAAGACTGTAGCTGGATCTTGGACTTTTGCAGGGGATACAACTACAAGGGTGGCAGGATTTACGATAGATATAAGGCCAAAGTACTACGAAGTTGCGTGGATCATGAAAGCATGAGGGAATATCACTGTGCTAGGTGCGGGGTAGTCATGGCAAGGCCGATTGAGATGTATGCCCGCTATTGTTTTGATCCAAAGACAGAGAAGACGTTTTTAGTTTGTAAGAAGTGCAAAAGAAAGAGAGATAGGGTTATTTGGTAATTAAATTTAATATATTAGATTATTTTTTAAGTTTAAGATTTTTTAATTTTAATAATTTTGACTCAATCAATAAATAATCTTCTTTTGAGATAGTTAAGATTGACTTACCCATTATTACTCCTCCCCAATGTAAAGCATTTTTAAAAATAGATATTTTATCAATTAACTCTGATTTCTCCCTTTTACGTATCTTCATCGGGGGTTCTATTATAATTTCAGGGGATATATTGAAATAATACTTATACTCTTTATTGGAGAAAGTAGTAATCTTTTTTGGATATAAATCTGATATTACAAATATGCCACAAATTTGTTTAGGAATTAAATACATTACTATTTTATCATATATTTTAAGATTTTCAAATATTTTTTTAGTATTAGTAGCATATATTTCATGCTCTTTTATAACCAGCCAATTTTCTTGGTCCGTAATCATAAGCCAATAATTTGTCAATTTACCATACCTAACTTTTTATATATTTTTATAACTCTATTGCGAATATAATAATTAAATGGAGTATCTTAAAAGTTTTATTAATAAAATGAAAATTATTGGGATATATAAATCAACTTAATCTTCTAACTAAATTTTCAAAACTAGTAATTCTATCCTTAATGTAATCAAACTTAACTTGTGGAACTTTTAAGTAATTCCAAGACTGCCCCATTTGTTCTGATACTTCTTGACACCATCTTATTATGGCCTCGTCTTTTCTATCGACATCCTCATACTCTCTTCCCTTAGTTTCTATGATCCAATATTTCTTTTTATCACCAATATTTTGCACGGCAACGAAGTCCGGGTGATAAAATCTAGTGGCGCCTTTTGAACTAAGATAATCAATTTTAAAAATTGTGGTTGCCAGTGAAGCAAATCTCTCTATGTCCAGAAATCTTCTATCAAGGAATGTTGCAAACTCTTCCTCAAAGTTATTATAAACAGCTACATAATTGAAAATAGTTTTATCAAGTCTTACATGTTTTCTATTCCACGGGCTAACTTCTGTTTCAGAGAGTTTAATTGGTTTTTGCAAAATAAGTACATCTGTCTTTTCTGCGGTTAATTCACCAATATGTTGGGCAAGAACAGAGATGATTCCTTCTAATACATCTATCCTACTTAGCGACTTTTTAATACAAATTGAATCAATACTATCAATCTTTGTATCAAAGCATTTAATTAAGATATACTCCTCTACAATAGGACATATTTCATAAAACTGGCAAGTGAGGCCGGCTTTTTTCATAACGTTGTTCACAATGTAGGATATTTTTTCTCTAATTTCATAACCTGCCGTGTGTTCAATGTCTTCTTTATGGATATCGGTGCCCGTTGTAGCAAATTCCATTCTTAATGTCGATTTCCACTCCTCTTTTAGAATATCAGAAGTGAATATGTTTGGAATTGAGTTAATATTAATCTCAGACAATTTCTTATAATTTCTTTTGTATCTTAGGCCTATTTGTGGAATTTCTACATCATACTTAAGGCGTGATAACTCTACAGATATTGTTACACCCTGAGGTGGTGGGGTATGGACTGTTTCTATGTTTACGCCCTCTTGCTCTAACTCATTCCTGACAAAACTTTCAAATTCGTTTGTTCCCATTACTTCAAGTGTTTGTATATAGTCTGGCGTTATTCCACCCATTATTCTAAGGCCCCTTCCAATAGTTTGCTCTGGAAGAATTTTTGCCTGCGCTGTATAGGGTCGTAATCCAAGACATACAGTAACGTTTTGAACATCCCAACCTTCTCTTAGCATTAAAACACTCGAAATAACTTTTATTTTACTTGTAGGATTATCGACATCTCTTGCAACTCGTCGTAATTGTTCTAAATCTGATTTTTTAATATCTCCCGATGTATCTGTATGAATAACTAATATTTCATCCTTTGAGAAATCATATATTGATTTATCATTTTGAATAAACTCTGCAATCTTATCCGCATACACAGATTTTTCAGACATTATAAATAGAATCGGCTTTTTTTTCATGCCTAAATAAGAATCATAGTGCACTTTCCATCTGTGAATAGATGATAGTAACCATTCTCCATATTTTTCAATGACATTGTCTTGACTCACTTCAATAGGATCTTTTTTATTGACACGGTGAACAATTATTGGGGCTTTTACTATTCTATCCTCTACAGCTTGGGCCAATGGATAATCAACTATTGTCCAAGCGTAATAAACACCAGTTTGGGTCTTAGGTGTAGCAGAAAAATCAAGCCAGAGAGTAATTCCCTTTGGTAAGGATCTATGGATGGAAATAAGAGTTTCGTGCCACTTTAATTCTGTGTCATGAACATGATGCGCTTCATCATTAATAACTAAGATATTTGTGAGATCCTTTATTCTGTCTAAGAGCATAACAGGAGATTTTGTTAAATTCTTTTGTGGAGATCTTCCTAATATAGCTTCTGCAATGTTCGCTGGAGTCCATCCATCAACTCTTGATTCGTATAACTGCTGGATATTTGCCAATATTATATTACTGGAGGGCGCCAAAGGAGAATCGTCGTCTCTTAATGTAACCTTTAAATTCCATAATGATTTCCAAGGGGAGGGAATAAATGGAAAATCATAAAAGAGTTTATTATCTCTAAAATCCCTTGCTAACCTTTCATAAACTATTACGTTTGGGGGAACTATTAAGAAATTGTTGCTGTAGCGTGTATCCTTTTCCTTAATATTATTAAAATATGACCAAACAATGATTAAGGCCATAACTATTGTTTTACCCGAGCCTGTAGCCATCTTAAATGCATATTTTAGCAATCCTTCTTCTGGAATTTCTTGATTTCCCATTTGTTTTAATTCTGGAAAGTACCGGATGACGTCTCTACTCCCACCTATTTTTTTTATAACTTCTACAGAACTTCCCAGGATTCCAGTTATCTCTTTTTGAGCAAATTCATGTATAACTTGTTCAAAATCATTGAATTTTTTTACCTCAAATAAATATATTAATGTTTCAATCGCTTCTCTTTGGCAGAACCAAAAATTAAACTGTCTACCTTTGATTATGTGGTCGCTTTCAAACCAGAAGGTTAATAATTCTTTGGTAGTCTCTGTTACTCCCGGGTATCCATCATTTACCCACTTGCTTACCTGTTTTCTTATACTATTTGTGAGGAAAGTAGAACTTTTACGTCTACCCTTTACTATCTTGTAATGGCCCGGTAAATCCTTTACAATATGGCAATCAGGCGGTTTAGTAGGGTCTCGCCCCTCAATGAGCGGAATATTATTATCATAATGAACTATGCTTTGAGGTACTTCGCTCATTTTATTGTCACCTCATATATTTGAGAGGTATCTATTCCAAAGATATCAATTACTTTAATAAAAACTTTGTATTTCCCAGGTTCTTTATATTTGTAGGTGGCCTTAAGGGACAGAGTTCTATCTTTTTTGGTTCTATACGATGCCCAACTATTAACAAAAGTATCATTTTGAAAATTAAAATCAATTGCCCAGTAATCGATCCAATCAGTCCATTTTTTGATTTTTTCTCTTACTTCTTTAGATATTAAGTCAGTATGAGGAATAACAAAATCCTTTAGTTCGATTATGACCTCTTTTCCAGAAGTAATAATTTCAGGTTTGAAATAGGCTAATTCAAAGAATCTTATGTCTCCCCTATCAATAGCCTGTTTTTCCAAAACCTCGTTAGGTATAATCCAAAGTTTTAGACTAATGTTTTCTCTTTTTGCTATTTGGTCTATCGCATCGTTTAGCCCCATTTCCCATTCCCAACCTAAAACGTGAAGCTCTTTTTGCCTCATTTTTTTTGTCTCAGAGATTGCGTTGGCTATTTCATTTATAGTGACAGGAGTATCTATAGACCCAACATAAACTAAGGCGTTAGATTTTTTACCATGAATAAATTGTGATCCACTTAGAGGCTCTGCACCGTATAATTTTAAAATAAATGAAATGTATTCATAATAAGCTTGGATTGAATCTTTTGGATTGAAGGTAGTACTCTTCCAGTATTGTCTTTCATATTTACCTAGATTTAGAATTTCAAACGGATTAGCTTTCTTATCATATAGTTTTTGTTCATTTGTTAAATCTTTAGAATTTTGAATTTCTAATATTCTCTTTCGAGTAGTATGAACTGCATATCTAGATAGATCTGTTCCAATCCATCTTCTCCTCAATTTTTCTGCAACAATCAAAGTTGTACCAGAGCCAACAAAAAAATCTGCAACTAAATCCCCTTCATTTGATGAAGTTAGTATTATTCTTTTCAATAATCCTTCTGGTTTCTGGGTAGAAAATCCTGCATATTCAGGATTAGCATACATTACTGTTGGTATATCTCCCCATACATCATCGATTATTTTTTCATTTTTTTCTATGTATACTAAATTTCCCTCATTGTCTTTTAAATTTACTAATTTTCCATCTCTAACTGTTCTGCCTAATCTTTTTATAGGTGTATCTAGTTTTATAAACTGAGAATTAAAAACCGAATCTTTATTATTTGAATATAAAAATATTATATCATGATTGGATAAGAATTTATTTTTGGCTGAAGCCATTTTTCCATATCTCCAAATTATTTGATTTTTAAAATTATCTTTTCCAAATATTTCGTCTAATATTAATTTAAGATAATGTCCCACATGCCAATCACAATGAACATAAATTGAACCTTTTTCAGATAATAACTCTTTGATTAGATATAATCTTTCATACATCATATTAAGATAAGATTCAAGACCTTCCCCCCACGTATCTCGATAAGCCTTTTCTTCCAAAATAGAATGCTCCTTTTCAACCTCTTCTCCTTCTTCACCTATCTGTACTTTCAATCTAAAATCAGCACCTGTAGCAAACGGGGGGTCAATATAGATTAAATCTATTTTTCCTGCAAACTTCTCAAGAAGGGAGGACATCACTAGTTTGTTGTCTCCCCAGATCAGCTTGTTATTCCAACCAGTTTCAAAGCTATCACCTTCATCAACATCGTAGAAATCATACAAGGTAAGGTTATCTCCTGATTTTTTTCCTTTTCTAGGACTATTAATAGTTTCTACAACTTGGAAAGGATAAGGGCCAGGTCTATCAATTGGTTTTAAATTACCTTCATCATCGTATTTACCTTTCCAAACTAGCTCTGGTTTTTTAATATCTATCTTACTCATACAATATCCTCACTTTTGAAATTTATTACCCCTTCCTTAGAGCAGTATGTTCTAAAATCACACTCTTTACATATTTTTGAAATATCGGGTGGATTAGCCATGTCAAACCTTTTTTCCATAATGCAAGTTGAAATATAATCAAAGTGTTTTCCAACTTCATCTACATAATCTTTACTGTATGAAAACTCCATCAAAGCATTTTCTCTTATCTCTTCACTCGTCCAGTATAGCAATAGACGTTCAGGATGAAATCCATATCTTTGATTGACAATATACCCATATAAGGATAGTTGCCTCTTGTATCTTTCAATTAAGGGATCATCGAGATTTGGTTTTGGTTGGGTCTTAAAGTCTAGTATTTCTACCTTATCGTCTTCTCCTAAAAGAAGATCTATTTTTCCAAGTATTATATATCTATCTTTTTCAACAGAAACATCTACTTCTGTTTCAATAACCCTATCCATTAGATCTTTGTTTTGATTAAAGTAAGTTAGCACCTGTTTGAGGCCAGCTTCTTTTGGAGTTTGTGCAAGTGGTCTTAACCCAGTTGCAATTAATCCTTTGTAGTTCTCGTTGTAAAGATCTTCTATTAAAGTCGGCGTTATCTCGCCCAATCTATCCTCTAAAACAAATCTATGAATATCTTCTATCGTCTGGTGCACTAGACTACCGAAAAGAACACTTCCTACTCTAGACGGCTCAAATTTATATTCTTTATACATCTGATACTGTCTAGGGCAAGTTTCATAGATGTTTATATCTGAAGTAAGACTAAAGGTTCTTTTTGGTATATATTGATCCTTAGGAGAGAATCTTTGGGCAGTAAGTAATTCTCTCTTAACGTGGGGCCACTGATCAAGACCTTCCCATATTGGAGCAAATGATCTATGGGGAGTATCAGTTGTAGTTAGGACAAGTAATTTTTGGGCTCTTGAAAATGCTACATAGAAATGTCTTGCCCTATCAAAATCTGTAATTCTCTTCTCAGGTTCAAATAATCCTCTTTCATAAAAACTACCTAGAGTTCTATCAATCTGTTTTTGGGTATTAAATCCTCTTGCTAAAGATCCTACTATAATTACAGGAAAATCTAATCCTTTTGATTGATGGATTGTCATCACCTGTACATGGCCTTTTGGAAAAGGGTTGTCTGGATCCTCGTATTCGTCGATGCCACCATCGATTAAGAACCTAAAGAAACTCCCGAATAGATAAAACTTGATAAATTCTTTATTTTTGAAAGTTACAATATTAAAATGATAATATTGCTGGAATTTTCGTAATAATGAAGAAAATATTGATAAATTTCTAGCCTTGTTTTCTTCTTTTAAAAATTTAGAAAACGGCTTGTACGCAAGAAGCTGATAGAAATAATCACCTATAGATAAATCAAGTGTTTGGCCTTCATTAAGGGATTTTATCTGGTCATTTCGCCTTTGGATGTACTCAGATAACGGGCTTTTAATGTAATCCTTCAATAATTCAAATCCTTGATAAATATAATTTCGGTAAGGATAATTTTCTAAATGCTCCCCCATGAACTCAAATACCATAGCAAAGCATGCCAACATCATCTTTATCTCATCATTTTCAAAATAGGCTTTGGCTCTTGGATTAAAATATGGAATCCCTAATCTATCAAAGGCATCTGTGTACTGACAACTTGATTCAATTCGGACACTTTTTAATATTAGTGCCACATCTCTATAGTCTGTTATAACATTCTTATCTTTTAGATATTTTACCATCTCTGCTACTCTTTGGCCCTCGTCAGATTCATTCCTCCCCCATATAGAAAAAACTGCGGGGTAATCTGGAAATATTGTATTTTTGGGAGGTACAACCTCTTTGTCCATAAATCTATAAAATCTTCCATCCTTATCGGCCCAATCTACGGCTTGCATAAAACGATTGTATCGTTCAATTATCTTGTTATGTGACCTATAGTTTGTAAGAAGCGGGATCTCTTCACAATTTTTAAAATGAGAAGGAAATTCAATTATGTTCCTAATAGTTGCCCCTCTAAATCTATAAAGAGATTGATCTTCATCTCCAACGACACAAATATTATTATTTGGTTTTCCCCATGTCAATATTATCTGTTCTTGCGCATAGTTTGTGTCCTGATACTCATCGACCATAATGTATTTTATCTTATCCTTTATTTTTGGACCAACTGTTTCATTTTTTAATAGATCTAAGAAAACGGTCTGTAGGTGGGAAAAGTCTATTCTGTTATTCTCAAATAAGAGCTTTCTATATTGTTTGTATGCGAGGCCCAAGTCCCTAACAAAATTATCATTTGAATTTAATAATTGATCAGGATCAATCAGCTCCTCAGTTATTTTATTAATGAATGGTATAATGGCCTTTATAGTTGACGATTTAGTCTTCCACTTTCCAAGATAAAGATTGTTTCTGGCCCCACCAACTATATCTCCAAAATGCTCATAGATAAACAAATATTGAGTCAAATCATCAAGAGTAATATAATTATTTTTTAAATTAGTGTAGAATAAGTTTTTAGAAATAAATCTCTCACATATACTATGAATCGTGCCTATCTTTAGTTCATGCAGGGATTCTTTCATTTTTAGTTTTCTTGAAATCTGGCTAACTCTGTCCCTTAATTCAAAGGCAGCCTTTTCAGTGAATGTTGTCAATACTATTTCTGAGGGTAATGCTTTTCCAGTTTTAATTAAGTAAAGTGTTCTTAGAACTAAAACTAAAGTTTTTCCAGTACCTGGGCCCGCAATAAGTAATAGGGGCCCCTCTGTTGTAGTAATGGATTTTTGTTGTTCTTTATTTAATGAAGGATACAATTCAACTATTTCTGCAAGCACGGGGTCCATCTTTTCACGCTCTAGTTGTAAAATAATAACCTAAGGATTGTACTGTATGGTATTCCCTTATATATAAGAATATGGAAAAAAATAGGGAAAATAGGGAAAAATATTTCTTTTCCAAATAATATTAAAAACTAATAAAGTAATCTTATGAAGATTACAATGCCACCTAAAGAAGAATCCGCTCAAATAACAAAGGAGAATATAGATAAGGTGCTTGAATTTATACCCTACTTTGAAGATAAGGCCAACGTTTTCTATATTCTTGTGCCGCCAAGAGAAATTAAACAAGGAATTTACCATGTTCCATATTATGACTATTCAGAAAAAGTCTCCGATTTTTTATATGTTTTGTATAAGGAAAATTTTACCACCCATTATGGCAAGACCAAAGATAGGGGCGATATATTTAGATTAATTAATAGAGTGATTCCTTTGTCAGAAGCTAGTATCCAAGACATCAGAGTGATATTCAAAACTATTTTAGCGGGAGATAGGATATGCGAGGGATATCTAGCCCGTTCAATTGAGAATGGATTAGTGCTTGATATATTAAAAAGATTGAAAGAGATTAGAGCGAATCTAGAACGTTTTCCGAAGTTTGAAGTATAAGAGAATTTAAATAAAATTAAAGTAGGTTTCTCCATTTAAAAAATCCATATAAGGGGAAACTTATAGCCGCCCATAATCCTAAAAATTCTACAACTGGCCGAGTTTTATCTTGAGTCTTTTTTGGAGGCTCCTCAATTCCAGTGTAAGTAATGGACAATTTATTATAACCGACACAGTAATTACTATATTTTTTGTCTAACTCAGTTTCTGTTCCTCTTACATAATACTTCTCATCAAAAACAAATACATAGACATCCCATGTTCCAGCTTCAAGAGCATCAAAACTAAGGTAGATTTTACTTTCCAAGTATTTATTTTGAGTCGAATCAAAGTATTCTCCCTCTAAATTAAGTAAGGTTTCTCTGGGAAAAAAGTACTTTTCTTTTTGATATGCTACAGTATTAATTTTTTTGTTATTCCTATATTTTTCTTGATAATCCCATTTTTCATAACTATAATAAGGATTATCGGGGAAAGCATATTCGACATTTTCATCTTTTTGAACTACATATACACGATAGAAATACGTTTCTTCGTTTAATTTTTGAATTCCTTCATCCTTTATATCAAATCTAAATAAAATTATATTATTCTCAATTGCAGGCTCTGAGAAATTAATCTTGACTTTATAATCTGGTACCAGAATATATTCTTTTTGATTTTGTATTTTTTCGTAGATCTCATATGGATTATCAGGATTGTTATATCGGTGCGTATCTGTTACCTTTACCATATCTAAGTTCAATGTATTGCCTAAATCTTCGCTAATTTCGGTTTTAGATACAACAAGTGAGTCATAATTATAATATAAGCTAGCACCGAATCCAAATAAAATGATAAATGCATACGCTATCAATTTAGTAACTTGGCTTTTCTTCATGATGAAAAGAAACAAGATATATATAAATAGCTTTCTACATTAATTGTATCTCCATAGAATAATGAAAAAATACTCCCCTCTTCAAGATCTTTTACCTTGATATTCCATCCAGTGTTCCTTCCATCTGTTATCTTTAGGTAAGTCTTTCCGCCGTGTCCACCATCTCCTCCACATGGGCAGTTAGATCCTACATCAGCTTCTAAAATATTGCGGCTAAAAAATTCTTTGGATTTTATTGGAAAATTATATTTCATACAGCTACCTCGATAAAAAGAGGTAAAAATGTTTAAAGTGATTTGTTAAATGAAGTTGGATTTTGTATAATTTGATTTTATACTTTGAATTATTTGAGTAAATTATTTCCTTCTATCAAATTCCTTTTCAGCATTCTCTTCCATCCACTCGTCTAATATCCCGGGTGATCTTAATTGTGCTAATTTTTTGATTTCTTTGCATTTTCCATTACTTGCTCCATATATTCATCCATTACTCCAGATATCCGTAACTTTGCTAATTTATCCATTTCTTCTTTAGTTAATGGATTTTTGCTATTTGGATCTTCTGTCCTTCCATGCACACTTCTAAAAAACTCCCTTAGTTCACTCATTGTAGCTTCATCCATCAGCAGCTGTTTATGATCTAGGTATAAATATTTATCTTGGGATATTTGGCCCTTATATTAAGGCCAGAAAAAAATACAAAAATGCCCTTAGCCAATCGTATTATACCCATTTCTCCAAGTTAGTTAGATGACAAGCAACTGGAATTATGGAGGAATCGATGCGCCTTCCGTGGCGCTAAATATCGCCGATAACTCCGGCACAATGGACGAGTTACGAGATAAGCTAAAGAGCGAGATATTAAGGGCTCAAAAGAGTGTCTTCGGCGAGAAGGTAAGAGGGTACCACAGGAACTACGTCAAGAGCATGGCGGTAGTTTTGAAGATAGCAGAGAAATGCGAAAGTAAGGAGGCGTTCATAACAACGGTAGAGGATGTCCTAATTGATAAGCTAAAAGATGCCGAAGTATAATATTTTTTATTTATCTTTCCTTTAGCTCTTTTTTTAGTTTCTCTAATTCTAAAAGTTTTCTTTCCACCTCATCAAGCTTCTGCCTAACGGACTCTTTTACAAAGTCCGCCCTTGAGGTGTAGCCAAGATCAGTTTCTTTGACTATATAGTCAATTCTTCTCAATAGCTCTTTTGGGAGGCTTGCCCCCTGATGCTCTTTTGCCATAGGCCCACTATAGATAATCTGCCGCCTGATATATAAAAATTTCGTTACATATGTTCGAAAATACAATATACCTATCGAAAATCTTTTACTCAAATGCCTATCTTTTGGTATGTAAATACGTCATATATGACGTATTTATAGGGCGAAAGAGCGGCAAGATGGCGTGGCCCCAAAACGTCCATAGGTACCATCACCCACCTATGCCGCTCCGCCAATCCAGGAGGTCTGGAGTTTGCTGTCAGATGAAAAGAAAAAAGAGCTGATTGAAAAGCTCGGCGTAACTGAAGAGGAGTTCGCTGAGCTTGTAAAAAGAAAGAGTGACGAAAAGAATGTTAGTCCCGGAGGGGCAAGGCTTCTGTTGTATTATGAGGCTTTTAACAAACCTAAGGGCGTTGACACGACGCTAGAGAATTTCTCAAAGCCGAAAGAAAATAAAGAGGATAAGGATGAACTTTTTGAGGACGCATCAACGTATCTTTGCCAGTACGCAGCCATAAATCACAAGAACGAGCCGGACTGGCTTGATAGGAAGCTTGAACTTCAGATGAAGTTCTCCAAGAACGAATCACCTGAAGAGGCGGCCATGCTTTTGGCATATGCCTACGGCTGGAGGGACGGAGAGCCGCTCCCCATGTCAAGTTTCAAGTCTAAGCCAAAGATAAGGCCAGACTGTGTTTCTCTTGATAGCCTTCTTTCAAAGATCAATGACGAGGGAAGAATTGTTTTTCTGAATGCAACAGTGAACAGGGTTTCAAACTCAAGGGAGAATGAGGGCGCCATAAGGCTAAGGACTACTGGCATTGAGATAACTGATGGCAAGGACAAGATATGGGTCAACTGCCACGACACAAAGCCCTTCACCTCAAAGAAGAGCGGGAAGCTGATACCTGGGAAGTTCCTATCGACAAAGGCACAGCTCAAAAGAACTGATCTCATAGGCTCTCTTGTCTTGTTTTACAACATCGATGCCAAGATAACAAAGAACGGCGATCTTAGCCTGAACACCGGGCCCTACTCAAACTTTTCATATGAAAAGGCAGAAGGCAGTTCACCCCCTTTCGAGGAAAACGCATGAGGGCAGTTCCAACAATCTTTGAGCCCATGGAATCTTCAAGGGAGAATGGGGCAGAGGGAGAGGAGGAGTTCCTGGTCCACTGCTTGAGGAAAGATCTTAATGTCAGGCTATCTCTTGGCCCTTATTCAAACTGTGACTTCAAGGTATGCGGCAAGAGGATCGATGTCAAGACAATCTCAAATGACTCTGGCCCGTCACCTGATTACAACGTCAACGTCCCGTCGTGCCAAGTGTCCTTAGAGCAGGATCTGTTTGCATTTGTATTCCACGATAGATCCAAAGGGACCTACACTATTGCGGGGGCTATCGACAGGCCAACTCTACTAAGAAAGGCCCGGTTTATGAGAAAGGGCTTAACAGAAAGAAACGGCGAGTTTAGTTACAAATGCGACACCTACGTCATGAAGGTCAAAGAGCTTTTGCCAATTGAAGCATTTGTATTGCCAAAGATTTCGGAGTGAATAAGATTGATTCTACACTACACTTTGGCCCTATTTTACTTACAGGTTACTTACAAAGTGCCATTTTTAGGGCCAGTTTTACTTACGGCCATCATTACAAAACCCCTGTTTTTGGCCCTATTTTACTTACAGGTTACTTACAAAGTGCCATTTTTAGGGCCAGTTTTACTTACAACAAAAACGAAAATTGGGGCGGTGTAGTATGGGAAAAAGCCAGTTAAGGTACGGAAAAAGGCTCATACAGGCATGGCTTCCAGAGGACCTTCTGGACAGATGCTGCACCGTCTCAACGAAGGGATTTACAGAGACAATAACTGAGGCCCTAAATCAATATGCGGAAAGGAACAAATCAGAGCTTGAAATGCTGGAAAGCCAATATGAAAGCGCTATTTTGGAAGCTACGAGGTTAAAGGCCAAAATTGATGAATTGACTAAGATTAATCTAAAAGAAACAAAAATAGAGATTGATAATAGCATTGGCCCTAAAAATAAGCATATTGAAAGGCAATTAAGTGAAAAAGAGCGCAATGAAATCTGGGAAGGCAAGATTAAACCTCTTCTAAAAAAGAAGATATCTGAGTTCGGCATTGACAGCGTCTTAACAGATGAGCGGCTGCTTACAAACTTCTCAAAAGGTCTTGGCATTTCCACTGGAGACTTGAAAGAAAAGATCTCCACTGAATGGGGTGTAGTGTAGTGTAGTGTAGTATGTAGTAAAGTAAGTAAGTAAGTAAGGAGGAAACAAGTTGGAGAACACTATCGGATTTATGGAAAAATGTCAGACGGGCATTCTGCCTTTGCTTTCAAGAGAGGAGTTATACTCTTTTGGCATTATTGAGCTTTCAGAGATGATCATGTCGATTGAGCATGCCATCAGCTACACAGAAGGGTATAGATTTTTGTTCCTCTGTTTTGGCAGCGAGGAAACTTCAGATAAGGCAAAGGCTGTCATGAAAGGCATGGAGGATTACCTGGAGCTTGTCAAGGACGTATATCGATTCAAAGTCAATGAGAAAAAGAGGAGGATAGCTTTCCTCAAAGGAGAAATTGTTTAGGGGCTGAAAATATGGAGAATAACATTCCAGAATCAAAGATGAGGGCCGTAAGATTTTACTTAGAGAACAAGGAGTTCTTGGAAGAAATGTGCATCATCGGGGATCCTTACATTAAGGCCATGGCAATGACGATAATAGTCTCTGCTAAGAAAATTCTGAACAATAATTAATTTATTTTTATATATTTATTTTTAAAATAATCGAAAAGCTTAGAAGATGAAACAGATTTAGTTAAGAAATCTGGAATTGATAGGGCAATGCCATATCGCCTCAAGAATCTAATGTGAATTCGTATCTAAATGTATCGTCATCATCTATATTTTTCTTTTTAGGTTTTTTAGATATTTTGTTAATTCCCCTATCATAAATATTAAGTGCAAGTGCCAGAGTTATTCCCAAAGCACTTACTATAATTCCAGGCCATGAATTATTCTGAACTTTTTTATCTAATAATTTAATTTGAGCTGTTCTCATTCTATCTGTTTTGACCAAATAAACTTTGTTTAGCCAAGGGTCATATTTCTCGTTAGTTTCTAAAATGTGATACCTCTTGGGATCCCAATAAACATCATAAGAATTATTTGATACCGTATTAACAAGTATAATTTCTCTTGAATTAGTCTTAATAGAATCAAAGTATATATTAAATCTATAGTATCTATTCTTTTCTCTAAACATTTCATCGTCAAGTTTTAAATAAATTGCATCAATAAAATCATCATCAGGCAAAAAGTCTTCCAGGTAGTAGGAGCGATTATAATCCTCATTTGGAACATCTATTTTTATTACGTTATCTGCAGTATATCTCGTATTTGAGTTAAGATTATTAATACTGACAATAAACATCAAATATTTCCCATAAAGCTCTGATTCATACGGGCTAACATATATATCTAATCTGGCAAAAGGTTCATCGTTATTAAAATTTAACTTGTAGAATCCATTATAAATATAAGGATCTCCACCTATTAAATTAGGTGAATAACTCTCTATATCCACAATACGATACTCCCAATAGATTCCAATATATTCTGGATAACGCTGAGAATTATAAGAATTAATTTGGGCCAGGAATAGTAATATAGATAGAATTATCAAAAGGACAGATGTTATTTCTTTAGTATATCTTGGAACTTTCATATTCTCACAATTATAATCTTCAGAAAATATTTAAAAAATATATATTTAAAGCTTCACTAATAAAAATTAATTCTTATAAAATAATTATTCTGTGCCCTTTATTTCAATTTAGTCATAAATTTAGAATAAGACAAAATTATTACTTGAACTTTATAAAAAAAAGAATTATCATGAAACTAGAAATTGAAAAGTTAATCATCTTTCTCTTCATCATCAGATTTTAAAATTTGACAAGGATTTACTATTTGTATAGAGTAGACAGTATGATCCATATTTTTTGTTTTTTCGTTATTTAGAATAATAGAAATTGCATCTCCCTTATATTCTATGAACATCTCTCTTGATATTAAGTCTACATAATATCTATGAGAACCTGTTCCCTCATATGCACGCGCTATAGCATTTTCAATGCCCAATGCATCTTGAATATCATATGCTATTGCACCCGGTAAATTTGCAATTTTTCGTATACTCTCATATTTTCCGTCTTTATTCGCTTTTATCCAACTAGTAATATATACTACCATTTTTCCACCCACTATAAAAATTGTTATTGTATTTAAATGTTAAGAGGGTATTTTAGGGAATAAAAAGCAGAGTTAATCTGTACTAATTGATTTCAACGCCTTATCTTCTTCACTTAATTTTGCCCATTGTTCATCTATATTTTTTTGTATTATTTTTTTTAGTGATTTTTGACTTACATTTTTTCTCATTTTATCTAGAGTTTTTAGCGAAGTATGTTCATTTCTCGCAACTTCCAGTACTAAGTAAAGATCTAAGTTTGAAGCATAGTTGAGCAATTCTTTATTATTAGTATTTATTATAATCTCCTTCCTTTTTTGTAAATCTTGTATTTTTTCAAATTCCTCAATGTCCAT